CATTCAAGGGCCATGAATGGATACATATTAGTCCAAAGTTCCCATGCTGCCTGTTCCTTTTCTTGCTCAATGGCATATACCAAAAAATCCACAGCCACGGACAAAGGCAAGTCCATTATAAGCTGTGGATTGTATGTCTTTGATAATAACTCAGCTATGCGCGGCCCTTTTATTTGACCGCAGATTTGAAAAAATTTATTACGCCTGCATCGGCGGCTATCTCTTTGATAAACCCGATAAGGTCAACCTTTTCGGCCTCCTGCGGCGTTATCCCCTTTACCTCTGCCACAAAAGCATAGATTTCCTTTTCTGCCTTGTGTGCTTTTGATATTATCTGCATCATTAGGTCTGCGCCGACTTTATTGGCATCGGCTTTCGGGTCTGTTATTTTAAGGTCAAGCTTGTCTATGATTGCTGACAGTTTCAGCCCTTGTTTTAGGGTCAACATACTCATTCTCCTCCGTTTCTTTTTTGTGATTTAAGAACCTTATAGGTAGAAATAATCTGCCATTACACTTTGGACACAATTTACCATCGAATGTTCTGGCAGGATATATCTTTCTGGTTCCGCAATCTTTACATTCAAGCATCACATATCTTGGCAATACACTATCCCCTTAAAAATTCAAGGGCAGGTTTCCCTGCCCTATTCATCGATGCCCCCAACATCCTTGACCTCGAACAGTTTTGTGGTATCGTCTACGGCATCCCAATGAGCGTAAACATTCAGGGCGATTGTGCCCTCTGCCTTCGGTGCGGCCGCAAATGTCAGGCCGTTTTCGGACATGGCATTGTAAAGGGTGATTTTCTTGTATTCACCTTTCACGGTTTTGGCGAACATGGTTATGTTATTCAGGTAGGCTCCATCCGGGATTATGCCGAGGCAGTCCTTGTCCACGGTTAGCGTCTCGGTTGTTTGTGTTTGGTCGTACTTGGCGTAGGGTAAAGCCAGCTTCAGGCTTTCCAGGGATGCATTGAGGCTTGTTACGTTCAACTGTGCCGTTATGTCATCCACAACCTGCATACCCTTTGTTTTCCCCTTGCTGCCGTCATATTCGATGTCGCGGATTGTGGCCGTTGCGACAAACTCACCACCGCCACGGGTAGGACCGAGCAATTTCCGGTCGGTCCCGCCATAGTTGATGTAGACTATTCCGTAGTCTATCTGTATATTTTCAATATCCTGTTTCGTAAGCGCCATGCTATCAACTCCTTCCATTAATTAACGGCCATGCTTAATGGCCGTTTAATGTCCTTCCAAGTAGTGTTCCGAAATTATAAAAACGAGGGAAGCGCAAGTCGGAATCTCGCGTTTTCGGTAGCGACCCTATCCCCCGTATTATCTAGCTTCTGCCGAATAGTCTTGCCTCATAAATATACTTCCTGCGCCTTATGTTTTTGTTGTCGTCTCTTAGTGGTATTTTGCGATCCAAATAGAAAGTAATCGCCAATCCTTCGGCGGTCAGCGTCTTTTTGTTGAGAGCATCATTGACGGATTCCATCAGGTTTTCAAGGGCTGTAGTGTCCCCGCCAGCAGGCATATCCCATCCGTCCACGTCAAGGGCAACAGTCTCAAATTCCTCTCCATCATTGGTTATCTGGGTGAAATCATAGGTAAGATAGGGGAATTGAGCATCGTCCGGCGCATCCTGGAAATAGACACGAGGATGGATTGACTTCAAATATGGATGCAGCAGTTTACGTAGATTCTTCATCCCCGATCTCCTCCTCTTCGTCTATTAGTCCCAGCGCCTTGTTCTCGTCCTCGATGGCGGATAGATACTGCCCTTCGATTCTGCGAATGTCGTCAATGTGCTTGAAGGTAGTTTCCCGGACAATTCCCTTCTTCGGCATACCTTTTGTTCCGAGTTCTTGGTTCACGCCATACCAGGAATCATGCTTGACGCCGACCTGCAAATCGCATTCCTGCTTGCGTACCCAGTATTGAGTGCTGTTGTATATTCTTCTGTGCCTTTTCATGCCGGGGAGTTTCTTCAATTCTTCAATCATCCTTTTCCGGAGTAGCTTTGCCACATCCTTCAGGGCCGCCCGGGTGAGTTCACGGATGGTATAATTGGCACGGTCAACGCTTGAGATGAACTCAATGCCATCTTTCTTTATTTTTGTGACAGATTTAGGCATTGGCACGGTTGACCACCCCCTGGCAGACAAGCTCCGTCAATTCACCATCCTTGTCATAGGTGCGGATGATTGAGTATTCTTTGCCGTTGTACTTCAGCCGGGTTTCTCCGTTGTACTCAATGGTCCTTACCACGAACATGAGTTCGGGACGAAGGCCAGTCGCCGCTGCCTGGTAGAACTCTGACTGTCTGACAGACTGCTTGTCAGCGAATACCTGCCGCTCGGTGGACACTTCAATGGTGTCACCAAGCTCGTTTTCGGTGGTGGTGACGGTTATTAGCGATATAACATCCCTGAACAGCATCTATCCCACCGCCTCTTTTGTGTATTCCTGGGATAGCGCCAAGTGGCCCTTTATCATGGCATATGACTGTTGCAACTTCTCGGCATCCGGGTTATTCCAGCCGAAGTTAGTCTTGACATATACCGTGATTGCCCGCTTTATGAGCGGGTCCGTGTCGTCGTTGGCTTTAGCCGGGAGGATGCCGGCAAGCATCAGATCGCCCCTTGCGGCAGCAATGAGATCGGTGATTTCACTGTCAAATGCCGTGTTGTTGATGCTGATGCGTAGGGCTGTCTTGATGTCGTTGAGTATAGGCATTGTCATTCCCCCTTAATTAAGGGGGAGGGCGCAAGCCCTCCCTTTATGTGGCGGCCTTGTAAATCTTTACAAATGCTTCCGCAAGTGCAGGTTTGCCGTCGGCAACCACCAAGCCGCGATAGGTAATCTTGCCGCTCTTGAATGCCGCTTCCCTTGAAACACTAATTTCAGGGGATTTCGCAAAGTTCATGTAGTAGTAGCTGAAATCGCCAAGCAGGATAGTATCATCGGGCATGTAGTCATCCACAATCACGGGATAGCCAAGGATTGAATTCCTGGCCGCATCCTGCGGGTTATAGGTGAATATCGGCTGCTTGTCGTTGGTCTTGATTTTCCTAATACCACCGAACAGCATTTTGCGGTTCATGACGAATACCGCGTTATTGTGGTACAAAGTTGGAAGCAGCGCAAGACCATCAACAAGATTGTCATAGTCAATCGTGCTTGTTGCCGTCCAAGTAGTTGAATTGGTGTTATTCCATGTGATGCCGGAAAGTATGCCGGTCGGCTCTCCTCCACCGTTGCCATTGAGTATGGCGTTCTCAATAGCAATAGCAAGCCGTCTGCCGATTTCGGACGCGATATATGCTTCAAATGCGTCAATCGTCATGGCTTCGGCTGCGGCTGAAATCTCAACCAGCTTGATCAGCTCATATCCTGCAAGCTGCACATTTACAACCGTATCGTCGGTGGGTGTTCCATCGTTACCCTCTGTCTTCCACGCGGCTGCGTTCTTCGCGTTCGCCACAACAATGGAAAGATTTCCAGGTACATAGGACACTGTTATCCTCGGGAACAATGCACTGGTTTGGCGCAGCTTGTCAATGATTCTATTTAGTGTGGTAGTTGGCACTGCTGCACCTGCGCTGCCGGCTGCTGTGGTCAATGCCCTCTTTTCAACTTCATTCAATTCTTTTCCTTGCAACCTTTTCAGATATGCACTTCTGTATTCAGGGGTATCGAGTATCGTATCGGTGGTGAACTCCTTCTTCCTTTCCTCCGGCTTCGGGAGAAAATCGTCGATTACCGTTCCTGCGCCGGCAGTAATGTCACTGATGATCTTGTTGCGCTTCTCGATCCTTTCAAGGATTGCCTTTCTTTCCTCGGTGAGCTCCTTGACCTCTTTCTCCAGCGCGTCTATGTCAGCGCCGTCCTTTTCAAGCTCCACCTTTATCTCAGCGAGCCTCTTTTCGATTTCTTGCAATCTCATATCTCATACCTCCATATCAATTAGAATTTTGAGTTTTCTTTTCCTCCGCTCTAACGACTCCCGTCTCTCAGCTTCAATCACTCCGTCGAGCCAAGAACGAGCGGATATTTCAGTGTCGCTGTTTGCCGGTATGGAAACAGCGGACACATCATAAACCTATTTAATCTTGGTGATTGTCCTG